AATATGCGCTGCTGCTAGCCGAGCAAGAAGCAAGCCAGCGGTCTCAAATCCACTGGCTTGCGCAAGAAGCGTCGGCAGCGTTGCGGACTGGTCTAGAGCAGTGGCATCTAGATGCCGCTGAGGAACTGCTTCGAGGCCGTCGTCGTGATGTCTGAGTTGTAATGGCCTGTAACGCTGTAGCTGGTCACCGGCTGCTGGCTCATGCGGAAGAACACCATCTGCCCGATCTTTAAGCCAGGCCAAAGCGGCAGCGGCAGGATCTGGCGTGAGTTCTTCAGCTCCAAGGTCAGCACGCTGCCATGCCAGCCAGGATCTGCGTAACCGGCGTGCAGATTTTCGTAGCCTTCCCGCGCGCGGCTTGACTTAAGAAAGAACAGGCCGGCAATGTTCTCCGGCATGTTGAACACTTCAATCGTCTGTGCAAGGATGAATTGCCCTGGCTTGAGTTCGTACGGATTTTCCGCCGTGCGTCCTGCAATGCTGAGTGGCCGCATGTTGAGGTTTTCGGCGGACTCGATCATGATCGTGTCACCAAGCCGTAGATCAAGGCTGGCAGGATTGATCAATGCCTCGTCGTAGTTCGGCACCATGCCGTCGGTGCACAGCGCTTTGATTTCGTAGTCGCAGAGAATGGTCATTGGTTGAGTAAATAGTGGGCTTGGCTAATCGGGGAGCTGCTCCAATGCGCGGCGGATGGTGTCGGCAGCTCCTTCCTTGAGGTAGCCCCTGTCGAAACTGATGTGCAGCTCGTCAAGCGCCTGCTCCTTCAAGCTCGGCGGCTTGGGCCGGCGGCTGGCGCGGAGTTCGTCGTGCGCCCAATAGGTCTGCTTGCTTTTGACCCACTCACAGCACGCCTTCAGCTCTTGGTCGCTGCCCCAGCGGGCGGCATAGGTGGCAAAATTCATCTTGACTTCAAACATTCCAGAGGCGGTCAATGCCTCGTCGGACCACGCTTGCACCAGCTCAGGCGGTGGGGTGATGGGATGTTCTTGTGTCATTCAAGCCAGCTCCATGCAATGCGTTGGCAGATGCGCCATGCGTGTTTCTTGTCGATGCCGTAGCGTTCTGCCAGTTGTCTGTAGCTGTTACCAGCAACACGCAACTGGCGCAGCTCGCGCACGTGATCTTCTGTAAGAAACGCGGCGTAGTTTGCCTCGCCGCGCTTAAACGGATCACTCATCTACATGCAGCAGCAACCTGCGCATGTACCAGTCGGCTTTGCCGTAGTCCTGATCGGCATTGCCCTTGTGCTCGGCACGCCATAGGTATTTGATGACGTTGCCTTTGCAGTAAGCGCGAAAGCCGTCATCACCGAGTGCTGCCTTAATGGCTTGGATGCACTCAATGTCGCCGTGCTTGTAATGCGGCGGATGGTTGACGAGATCACTCATCACCCAATACCTCTGCCATATCGCGGCGGACCAGATCAGCAATGCGCTGTTGATATAGCCCGGTGTAGGTGCAGCAGGTCCGGCCGCTTTGCTCGTACAGCCACTGCAAGTAGTCATCACGGCGCTGTTCAGTCTTGTGGTTGATCATCTTGCATCAGCTCCAGGAGTTCAAGAATATGCGCGGCAAATGCCACGTGTGTCATCACTGCATGGGTGCCGGGAGGGCGCCCGTAGGACGCCTCCCACCACTCCTTGAATGCAATATCAAGTGTGGTTTGATTCATCAGAACACAGGCTCCTCGCTGGTAGTTGCTGCGCCGCGTGGCATGAATTCAAAGCGCTGGATGCTGAGCACATGCTTGCTGCGCTTGGCACCGGTCTCCTTGTCGTTCCACTCTTGCCGGCGTACGGCACCGGTTACAAGAATGCTGTCGCCTTTTTTGAGCTTATCAACGATCAGCTCAGCAGATTTGCCCCAGATCTCGCAGTCGATTGCGTTATTGATCCAGTTGCCGTCTTTGTCTTTGCCTTCCTGGATGCCACCTGCGAAGTTGGCAACCATGGTGCCGGATTCAAAGGCACGCAGTTGCGGGTCGGTGATGATGCGAACGATGCCGGTTGCGTAAAGGCTCATGTCAGTTCAGTGGTGTGATGCCATTGGCTTCTTCAAAAGCCAAGACTTGTGCAAGGGGATAACGGACACGTGGCGTGCCTGCTGGCAGGCCAATGCGTGGTGCGGTGACGTAAGCAGGGCCAATACCGCGTGCACGTTGGTTTTTGATGGCTGCTGGCTTCAACCCCCAACGTGCTGCCAGCTCATCAGTAGTGAGGAATGGTTCAGTCATCAGCGAAGGGATCCTCCGATGGCGTGTCGGATAGCACCGCTTCGCGCTCTACAGCAAGGCGCAGCAACTCATCGTTCTGCTCATCGCTGAGATCAGGCTTGCGCTTATCCATGCGCGCTACCACCTCCTGCAGCTTGTCCAGCGTGTCGGCCTTGGCAATCGCAGCCTTACCGGCTTGGAACAGCTTGGCGTCGCCTGCCGGGAGCGTGGGTGCAGCGGTAACGGTCACCGGCTCCACCTCTGCCTGCTGCATCTCATCGGTGCTGTAGACACCGGACATGTCTGCGGGAAACGCCTTGCGCAGTGCCAATGCCTCAGAGCATTTGGCGATCATCGCTGCGCCCATCTTGGACCACAAGCCTTGGCCGGCGTTGTAGTCAGCAAAGCGTGCAACGCCAGTAAATGGATGGTTGGCACCTTTGCGCCAGATAGTGGTCTTGGCCGCGGCAGGTGGCTTGCTGCCCAGCCATACATCAGTCCACTGGCCGTCTTCACCGCACCATTCAGTGATGCTGCCATCAAGTTGCCCGGTGCGCTCGGCAATGGCACGCAAGCCGTCAATGCCGGCTTGGATGGTCATCTTGCCGCCACGCTTGATGGCGTAGATCTGTTTGCTGAACGGATCCAGTCCAGTGCGCTGGCAGGCGTAGGCAAACAGGCGCAACTCGTCATTGCTGCAGCCAGGCGCAATGGTGGTTGAGATCAGCTGCGTTTGCTCTGGTGTCCAGAGCGTGATGCTAGAAGTCATCGGATGTGATAGTTGGGTTGGCAGTTAATGCCCATGAAGGCAGGCTGAGCGCTTGGCACGTGTCGCCGTAACCCGGCCACTCCTTGGTGGCTTGGCAGTCGGCGATCACGCGCATGTCACGTTGCCGCAGCTCATCACCAGCAGCCATGGCCGCGGCGTCCAGCTCGTAGACCGCAACCGCGTACGGAGCAGTCTTTTCAACGGCAATGAACACAAACCGCTCAGCACCGTGCAAGCCGGCTAGGTAGTGGCTCGCTTGCACATGGTAGCGGAAGGTAGCCACGCTACGGGCGAAGCCGGCAGGGCTGGCATCCGTGGTGGTCTTGAGATCCACCACAGTGGCGCCGTCATACCAGTCAGGGCGGCACTTGCAGCGCAGCCCAGTGGCGGCGTCATCCCACCAGAAGGACTGCTCAGCCTTGCCATGGGCAAGCAGTGCTGCTGCTGCAGGATGCACGCGGACGCTGGCAGCCATGGATAGCGCCAGTGCCATGTCGGATTGCGTGACCGCTTCAATGCCAGCAGCGGCCATCCGATCCGCCTGCTCCTTGCCGGCTTTGGTATTTCGCGGCCCGCAGACGCCATAGCGCTGCAGCAGCTCCTCCGGTTCCAGCACTGCGCAATGCACCAGTGAGCCAAGCCGCATAGCAGCAGTTGGCTCGGGTGCACTGCGCTTGGGGTCGAGGTAGCGGCTCCAATAGTGGTAGGGCGACTTGGCCACTGCGTGCAGGTGCGAAGCGCTGACCGCCGGATCGGCGTGGTAGTCGGCGTTGCTGGTCATACCGCTGCCCCACTGCGCAGCTGGCGGTGCATCCGGCTGGCGGTGCCGTAGGTAGCGACCAGTTCAGGGAACGCATCCATCAGGCGGCGCTTGTTGCCGGGGTCGGCTTTCATGCCAGCGGCAGCTAGCGCTTGGAAGAATCCACCGCCGTGCTGGTAGGCAGTGGCAAATGTCCAGTAAATGTCTGATTCGGTCATGGCTTGAGTTGCTCTTGGCAGGCGTGATGGCTGTAAGCGGGCTGCTGGCGGCCGGTGTCATAGGCCATTGCCCAGACACCGAAGATGATTGCCAGCACGGCAAAGCGGTTCAGATTGTTCATGCCATCAGCGCCTTACGGACGCGATAGGTGGACAGGTTGAGGCGGTCGGCAATGCGCTTCTGGCTCAGGCCAGTGCGGCGCAGTACGCGAATGCGGCGGTCGTCTGAGGCGGTTAGCCAGTCGATCACGGCGACTACTACCAGCAGCGGCAGCAGCAGTTTCCAGATGATCAGCAGTGCGGTTGTGAGCATGGTTCTCGGTTTGGGGTGCCGGGTCTTCCGGCTTGTGCGTATCCTACACCATCTGCAGCCGTGGTCAACCGTGATCAGTAACGGATCGACACAGTTGCGGTGCCATCTAGCGGCACGCCAAGGCGGTAGGCGGCGCCGGCGCTGAGATCCAGCGATCCGCAGTCGCAGCGATCAGTAACGGGTACGGTTAGCAGTCGCCCGCGGTGTTGCACCGTGACGCGCGTGCCGCATGGCAGCCATGGATGCGCGGCGGACACGTCCCAGTGGCGGTAGGTGCCGCCGCAGTACGTGGTGCGCCCGTGATACCAGCCGTCATAGACGGTGGCAGTCACCTGCCGGGCTTGAGCAGGCGACAGCAGCAGGATTGCTGCAGCGATCAGTGCACGCATGATGCTTGAGGTGATTTGGGTGCCGGGCCAACCGGCGGTGCAGCCTTACTTAGGGCGTGTTGGGCTCGTGGTGACGCGTCGTGTACCCGGTTCCGCGGAGGTTCGGTTTAGCGAGAGATCCTCTCCCCTCGTGCAACCACTATACACCATCGGCAACCGTGAGCAACCGCTCTGCATCGCTGACCGAGCGCGCCACGCCCGCAATGCCGCCAGCCGCCTGGACCGCATCCAGCCACTGCTGCTGCTCAGGGCGCAGCCTGCCGGTCGCGGTCTTGACCTCTATGGATAGAAACACCGCCACTTGGGTGCCGACCATCTCCTCGGTCACCGTGACGCGCTTCCAACCGATCAGGTCAGCGCTGCCCTTGCATAGGCCGAACTGCACCGGACGGCCATTGGCGTCCTTGAGCGTGCCGGTGTTGTTGCGGAACAGGCGCGTGTTGCCGGTGCTGCAGGCGATGCGGATGTGCTGCTGGATTTGCTGTTCAGATGGCAAGGCTTAGCTGCTCAATCGGTGGCGGCAGCGTAGCGGCGTTCTAAGGCAAACAATTCCATCGGCTTGCCGCTGAGAATGTGTTGCTGCAGCTCATCGCCCAGGACGAGCTGTTCGGCGGTCACGAATCTGAAGTTCCCTTGGCGGATCGGCTTGATGCCAAGGAGTCTCAGGCGACGGCTAACGGTGTTGGCGGTGATACCCCACCTCGCGGCGAGGTCTGCCATGGGTATCAAATTGCCCAATGTTCGCGATTTAAATGTGCGCAACGCGCCACCTGCTTTGCAGTGCTCATCCAAGCGATCACCATCAGCGATGCGATCACCGGGCCACACGGTGAGCGTTGGACCCTTGCGCTGGAGCTCAATGCCCAACGCCTTGGCCCTGGCCTTCAGTGCATTACGGCTGATGCCCCAACGCCGCTCTAAGTCGGCGACAGAAGCATCACTGATTTCACGTTTTACTTGTGCGAACTCCACATTCTGCGCCTCATACCAAGCCTCAACAACTGCGGCAATAGCATCAGGCAGCATCATGCCTTCGAGGTCAATACAAAACTTGCTCACTTGACTTTGCTCCACTGTCCTTTGGTTTGGCGTGCGGCTAGGACGTGCTTTGCCCATGCGACTGGATTTTTGTATCCCCGCTGCTGACCTAGCGCGATCAACTGCTGCAGCGTTTGAGCGCCGCCCTGCTCGCGCCGCTTAGCCACTGCCATCTCCACCAACTCACCATCCACCTGCTGCAGCTCGCGGCGTTCCTGTGGCGCAAACACATGACCGCACTCGCGGCATACCTGCACCGCACTGGCACTAGTGGCGAAGCATTGCGGGCAGACCTTGACCGATGGCGCCTGCTCGCGGTCGCGCTTTTTAAGGCCATCTAGGTTCCAGTCTCGTGGCTCTAAGTGGTGTCCCATCCTGAGCGTGTTGCCGACGTGATCGAGCACTACGGCGCGCTTGCCAGGTTGCGGGCGCAAGCATCGGCCAATCATCTGCAGATGCAGCGCCACGCTTGCTGTAGGGCGCAGCAGGATGCAGCCGCCGACTGATGGCACATCCACGCCTTCACCGATCAATGCGCAACTGGTCAGCACCTTGAGCTTGCCGGTGCCCAGGTCCTGCAGCAGCTGCCGGCGCTGCGTGGTATCCATGCTGCCATCAATACTGGCCGCAGCGATGCCTGCTGACTGGAATAGCCGCGCCACTGCCTCCGCGTGCGCCACGCTGCAGCAGAACGCGATCGCCGTCTGGCTTGGCAGGTGCTTGCGGTAGTGGCCAAGGCAATCACCCATGATCGTGCCGACGCGCTGCTCAGCCTCCTTGGGGTCGAAGTCACCCATGCGCTTGCGTAGGCCGGTGGAGTCGAAGCCAGGCGGTGCCAGCACCTTGGCAGCCGCAAGGAATCCAGCATCAGTCAACTGCTGCGCTGTTGGCCCTTGCACCATGGATTGATAGTGCTCGCCAAGGCCGCGGCCATCGCTACGGATCGGTGTTGCCGTCACACCCAGCAGCTTGGCGGCTGCAAAGTGCTGAACCACCTTGGCCCATGTGCCAGCCGTGGTGTGGTGCGCCTCATCCACCACTAGGAGCTGGAAGAAATCACGCGGCAGCAGGTGCAGCCGGCGAGCAACGGTTTGCACACTGGCAATCTGCACGGCATGGCTGAGATCCATGCTGCGGCCAGCGCTGATGCGGCCATGCGGCATTTGCATAGCGCGGCTGGCTTGATCCAGCAGCTCTTGCCGGTGCACAAGCACCAGCACGCGATTGCCCTTGCGGCTGGCTTGCTCTGCGATGTAGCTAAAGCACACCGTCTTGCCGCCGCCGGTCGGCAGCACTGCTAGGACAGACTTATGCCCTAGCTGGTACTGCAGGCGGATGTCGTTGATTAGTTGTTGCTGGTAGGGGCGGAGTTGCATCACACCAGCACTCCTTGACGATTGCTGGCCACCTCAGTCAGGTTCTTGACCGCACAGTTGAAATACGAAGGCTTCAGCTCAAACCCGACAAACTGGCGCCCGGCTTGGATGCTGCAGTAGCCCTCGCTGCCAATGCCGGCAAACGGCGACAGCACCACGTCGCCAGGGTTGCTCCATAGCTGCAGGCCCCGACGGATCACCTCAAGCTGCAGCGGGCAGATGTGCCGCTCGTCGTCGTTGGCGCGTGCGCTGCGATATTGCAGCGTGTCCGATGGGTTGATATCCATCCACACCGGACTGGCATAGCGCTGCCAGATGTTGATCGAGTCTTTGATCGGATCCTTGGTCTTAGGTGGTGGATTCTCGCCGGCAAACTCTGTGAACGGACCAGCCACCGGCTCTGGGTTGTCGCCCAGCTTGCGCACGGTTACGAGATAGTCGGGGATGCCCTGGCGGCTGAGCGCTGAATCCTTGCGCACTTGCTTGTGCAGTAGGCCAATTGCCTTGGTGCGCTGCATTGCGGTGACCGGATCCTTCCAGATGCACACCTCGCTATGAAATACGAAACCAGCAGCCTGGAAGATGCGCAGCATGTCACCGCGGAAGTCCTTCACACCGATGAAACCATCGCGTTCTTTGCTGCTGGGCAGATTCATGCAGTGAAAGCTGATCAGCCTGCCGGGCATCATCACGCGGTGCAGCTCACTGGCAAGAAATCCGAAGTGATCGAAGAACTCCTGCTCAGTGCGGCTGTTGCCCATATCGCGGTCGCTGTTGCTGTAGGTGTAAAGCGATGCGAACGGCGGACTGAAAATGCTGTAGTGGATGGAATTGCTATCGAGCTGCTTAATGCTCTCCACGCAGTCGCCCATATACATGTCCCATCCATCACCGGACTTGTGCTCAGTGATGTGCGGCGCCACTTGACGTTGGATCTTCTTGAGTTGTTCCATGGTTTGTTGCTTCATGATTTCAACCATTGATTGAGCCATTTGGATACTGTCCGCTTCCTTGCGGCGGATGTTGTCGATCACGCGGCCTTCTGCCACGTCGTAGATGATGTGAGCGTTGACGGGCTGCTCTTGGCCAAATCGCCAGCAGCGGCGGATGGCTTGATAGAACGCCTCGTAGCTGTGCGACAGACCAACGAATGCAACGTTGTGGCAGCGCTGGAAGTTAAGGCCAAAGCCAAAGATGCTGGGCTTGCTGACCAGCACGCGGATCTTGCCGTCTTGGAAGTCAATGGCGGCCTGCCGCTTGTGGTCGTCAGAATCCGAGCCTGACACCTCAACCGCGCCATTGATAGCCGCAGTCAGCGCCTTGCTCTCATCGTTGAGATCACACCAGATCAACCACTGCTCGGTGTTGCTGTTGGCCAGCTTGCCGGCAGCGGCCACGCGGAGAGCGAGCGATGCCTTGCGCACCTTGCGCTGGTCGTTGAGCGTGCGAGCCTCCATGGCGAACAGCGCCATCTGCCCGTCATCACCTGCAGTTGCCTCTCGTGGTGTCTCAACCGTGCAGTCCTGGATCTGCAGCGCCGGCAGCACGAAGCTGCCGTCCTCATAGCCAAGGTCTGATGGCTTGCGGATGGTTACCGCCCAGCTGCAGACCCACTCCCAAAACTTGCTCTTTGCGTGACCCTTGAGCCGCCACTTGGCGGTGTCGCCACCGTCGTGCACGAAGAACATGGCCAGCATCTCAGTGCGGGTCATGACGCCGATGAACTCGGCATGGTTGCCAAGCTCCATGTGGTCGTTCGGTGCTGGTGTAGCTGAGCAGGCCAGACGGTATGGAGTGAGGCTGAACGACTCGATGATCTGATTGCGGATCTTGCCCGTATATGCCTTGAGGATGCTGCTCTCATCAAGCACCACGCCTTGGAAGCTGCCGGGGTCAAAGTGGCTCAGTTTCTCGTAGTTGGTCACCGTGATACCGGGCTTGACCTCGGACTGCGTGGCAGCGAACGAACATGGAATGCCGAATTTGCCACCCTCACGCACGGTCTGATGTGCCACGGCAAGAGGTGCCAGCACCAGCACGTTCGCGCCAGTGTGCTGATGCACCTGATGCGCCCACTCAAGCTGCATGGCGGTTTTACCCATGCCGCAGTCGGCCCAGATGCAGAACTTGCCGACACGGCAAGCCATGGTCACGATGTCCCGCTGAAACGGGAACAGCGGCGCTGTGAACTGCTGCGGGTCAAAGCCGGCAACAGGTGCTGCAGTGGATTTGGAAGCTAGGAAGTCTTGGTAGGTCATGGCAGTGTGCAGCCACTTGCAACCTTAGCGACTCTGGCTAAGGTTGGCAAGCATCAAACCGAGACCGTGCACCCCATCTCAGTTTTGTTCACGCCGCAGCAGGTGCAGTGGCTGGATCGGCAGCGTGCTGCCGGCCTGTCCCGTAGCGCAGTGATCCGCCTTGTGGTTGAGGAAGCCATGCGCCGCGCCAAGGAGTCCAAGTGAGCCTGCAGCAAGAATTGGCCCGCCTGCCCGACGACTGGGGTTATGTCGCTGTTGATGGGCAAAAGCGCCCGTATCAGCCGGCGTGGCAAGACAACCCACTTAATAAAGATGCGCTGCTGGCCGAACTGAGCAGCGGTCGCGCACGCGCCATTGGTGTTTGCTGCGGCGTGCCGTCTGGTGGCCTGTTGTTTTTGGATCACGATGGCAAGTCAGCCAGCACGCTCCTAGCTGAGTGGGATCTGCCGCTGTCATCCCTGCCGCGCAGCTGGGTGGTCAAGTCAGGCCGCGATGGCCGGATGCAAATCATCTACCGCGTACCTGAGCAGTACTGGGATGCGATCGCCACGCGCAAATACAAGACCGGCGTCATTGATGACGACGGCAAGGCCGAACAAGTAGAGCTGCGCTGGAACGGCTGCCAGTCCGTTGTAGCCGGTGCGCATCCGCAAACCACCGGCTACTACTGGGTACCAGGTCATGGGCCAGGCGACCGCGACATAGCAGAAGCGCCGCTTGGATTGATTGAGCGGATGCTCAGACCGCAGTCGGTGCGCGCCGAGATAGTCCAGCTGCCTGACCCGCAAGGCGATGCAGATCGCGCGCGGTCATACCTCGCTGCATTGGATGCCAGCCGCGCTGATGACTACGACGACTGGCTTGCGGTTGGCATGTCGCTTCACAGCGTCGGCGATGACAGCCTGCTCGATCAATGGGAGCAGTGGTCGGCGCAGTCCGCTAAGCACAAACCCAGCGACTGCCAACGCAAGTGGCGGAGCTTTAAGAAATCCGGCATCACGCTCGGCACCCTTGGCGACATGGCCAAGAAAGACGGATGGCGTAGCGCCAGCCCGGTACGGCGCCAGGTTGGTGGTCGCACCGCTGACCCGGAGCCTGCACGTGCGCCAGTAGGCGGCAAGCCAGAGAAGCTGGAGGCTGCAGAGCTGTTGGAGTACCTGCGTCGCAATGCCGGTGACATCAGGCTCAACATCTTTACTCAGCAGATCGAAGTCGACAACCAAGTGATCGAAGGCGTCGACCGCTATTACCTCAAGCTGGCAGAGCAGGGCTACAAGGTCGGCAAGGAACTGGCCATTGATTGCTTGGTCCAAGTGGCAAGCGAGAAGCCATACGACCCGGTGCGCCTTTACCTAGAGCACTGCGCCGATCACGTTGCACCGACCTACATCGATCGGCTGGCCACCACCTACCTGCGGCCGTGTGATGCCGCGCTGCCGGAGCCGACCATCTACGACGAGATGCTCAAGCGCACGCTGATCGGCGCTGTGGCGCGTGCCTTCAACCCTGGCTGCAAGCACGACACCGCCTGCGTATTGATGGGCGATCAAGGTGCCTACAAGTCCAGCTTTTGGGGTTGCTTAGGTGGTCCGTTCTTCTCAGATGCGTTAGGCGACATCAGCACAAAAGACGACGTAATGGTGCTCCATCGGTCGTGGATGATGGAATGGGCGGAACTGGATCACATCACAGGTAGGCGGCACGCGGGACAGGTAAAAGCCTTTCTTTCGCAGGCTATTGATCTCATGCGCGTGCCCTATGGCAAGGAAGTTGAGTCGTTTCCAAGGCGTGGCATCATTGTTGGCACAACTAACAAAACTACCGGGTTTCTGGTGGATGAAACTGGCAACCGCCGCTTCTGGGTCATCCCGACCACTAAGACGCAGCAGGACCAAATTGATACCGCTTCGCTAATGCTTGAACGCGATGCGATTTGGTCCGCCGTTGTACATGCCTACAGGGCAGGTGAGACTAACCGGCTACCTGTTGAGATGGAAGTCAAGGTGACCGAAGAGAATGATAACTATGTGATTGACTCGCCATGGCGTAGTGCCATTGAGGAATATCTTGCCCGCAGGCGTTCTAGTGATGTGCTCACGATTGAGGACGTTCTTACTCACGGAATCAAAAAACCACTTGAGCGCCAGAACCGATCGGATCAGATGCAGGTGGCTGCGATTCTCAAGGATCTCGGGTTGGTCCGCAAACGAGAGGCAACAGGCAAGAGACGCTGGCACTACGCCCCGTCCTAAGTGGGTGCGGACGGCGAGATCCATTGCAGTGACTGGGTTTTAAGCCGTCCTATCCCCGTCTGGTCCTACATAGGGTTCAAGAGTTTCCTAATCCCCCTTCCCCTCCCCCTCTTTATCCCATTTTTATTAAGAGGTTAGGACGGTAGGACGGTAGGACAAAACCAGTGGCCGCAAGGCGTCTCACCGTCCGAACCCCGCAAACTGCGTTAGGACGCCGCTTTTTGCCTATGCTCCGCCTCGATTGGAACCACTGAATGCCCGAAATCAAGATCAATGTCACCGGTGACGACCTGGCGCGGCTCAACGCCGAAGCAGCGGCGCATGGCATCCCACGTGCGCACCTGATCCGGCAGCGTGCTTTGAGTGGTGGGGTTGTTGCAGGATTGACCACGGCGGCGTACCATGCGCTGGTGGCGGACGCCTGCGCGTTCATGCGCGGTGACCTGAACCGCCGCCATGTTGAAACTCTCGTCGCATATGTCATCGCTCATTCACATTCCAGCCAAGCAGCAGCCGGTGATTAATCGGCTTCATGACGCCATGACGCAAGCCGTCGCGTATGCCGCTGCCATTGCCGATAACGCCATTGATGACGGCGTACCGCTACCCATGGAACTCGTGGATAGCTTCGCCGCTGATTACCAACGCATCATCACCAGCCTCGTCACTGCCGCTACTGCCAAATGAAAGCCGTTACCTGCCAAGCCGATCTCGATCACGCATTGCGCACCATTGCGCCAGCCGTTGGCCATCGCAGCAGCCATCCGATCCTTGACTGCTGCCTGATCCAATCCGCCGGTGGTGCCATGACCATCACCGGCTTCAACCTTGACCTCGGCATCACCGTCACCATCCCAGCGGCAGTGGAGACCGATGGCGCCGTAGTGCTGCCGTATCGGCTGCTGGCTGGCCTTGTGAGCCGCTTTGATGGCGATGAGGCTCTGACCCTCGCAGATGGCGCCCTGACGGCTTCTGCGGGCTCCTACGGGCTTGCAGCGGCTGATGCGGCGGATTACCCCGCGCTGCCGGTTGTGGACGCCGCTACGAGCGAGCTGCACCTATCCGCCGGCATCCGCGCCTGCATGGCAGCTGCCAGCACCGACGCCAGCAAGCAGATGCTTCAAGGCATCCACCTTGGCAATGGCCACATGGAAGCCACTGACGGGCATCGCCTGATGCGTTACGCCATTGATTTGCCAGATGGCCTAGACCTCGTGCTACCCGCCAGCACCATGCGCCTGTTGCAGGATCGCGTGGTCACCATCGCCGTTGCCAAAGGGCAAGCCGTGATTGACGCAGGCGATGGAGTCATGGTGTACTCGCGCATCATGGATGGCACCTACCCAGACGTGGCCAAGCTGGTACCCGCTGAGTTCAAAAGCACCATCACCGCCGACCGCCGCCGACTGACCCGTGCACTGGAGCGTGTCGCCATCATCGCCGATGCGCACAACTCCATCGTCAAGATCGAGGCAGTAGGTGGCACCATCGCCATCACTGCTGAATCAGACGCCAACAACGGCAAGGAGCTGCTCAAAGTGGAAGGCACCGCCAATGGCGCGTGGGCGTTCAACGTCCACTACCTACTAGACGGCATCAAGGCGTTCAAGCCCGCAGAAGCCATCACGCTGCACGCCAATACGGAAACCACACCCGTGGTGCTGACACCTAGTGGCGTGGACGGTGTAACTTATCTTGTAATGCCTGTGCAAATTAAGGGCTAAACGGTGGCTAAAAAGTGCACCAACTCCGAATCAGATCAGCGGGTAAACACCGTTTACGATCTGCTTTTGCGTGCACACAGTAGGACGCAAATTATACGATTTGCGTCGGAAACATGGGATGTAGGCGAGCGTCAGGCAGAGATTTACATGTCTCGCGCTCGCCAGCTCATGGCGTTGGATGCAGAGCTAGAGCGGCCGCAGTGGCTTGCTGCTGCTGTCGCTCGCCTGCAGGATTACGAACGCGAAGCACGCGCTAAAGGCAATCTCAGTATTGCAATCAAAGCGTTAGAAGATCAGGCCAAGCTGTTGCGGTTTGAGATGTCATGAGCCTGATCGCCGGCATCTGCCAACCCGGCAGCCTGCTTGGGTTTATGGATGTTGCAACGCAAGAGGACACGGGCGATCTGCTGCAGCGCATCCGCGCTGATCTACACCCAGGGCAGCTTGCGTTTGTAGACGACAGCGACACGCAGATCATCGGCATCTCAGCTGGTTATGGCGCCGGCAAGACCCGTGCGCTGTGCGCCAAGGCGGTGATGCTGGCCGCGGCCAATCAGGGATTCATCGGTGCAGTGATGGAACCCACTGGCCCTCTAATCCGCGACATTTGGCAGAACGACTTTGAGCAGTTCTTGGAGGCGTATGAGATCCCCTACACCTTCAGGGCGAGCCCGCTGCCTGAATACATGCTGCACCTGCCGGGCGGTGATACCAAGATCCTGTGCCGCAGCTTCGAGAACTGGAGCCGCATCATCGGCTTGAACCTTGCCTGGGTGCTGGCCGACGAGATCGACACAGTGACGCCATCTATCGCCAACAAGGCATTTCCCAAAATCCTTGGTCGCTTGCGGTCGGGCAACGTGCGGCAGTTTGGTGCTGCATCCACACCAGAAGGCTTCCGCTGGATGTGGAACACCTTCGGCAGTGAGGAGGCCAAGGGACGTGCCGATCGCAAGCTGATCAAGATGCGATCAGCAGACAACCCGCATCTGCCGCCGGACTTTATCGAGCGGCTAGAAGCCAACTACGACCCCAACCTGCTGCGGGCCTACCTAGACGGTGAGTTCGTTAACCTCACCACTGGCATCATCTATGACCGCTTCAGCCGTGAGAGGCATGTGGTGGTTGAGCTGCCAGACCTAGACCGCGAGCCGCTGCGCATTGGCGTTGATTTCAACGTTGGCAACATGTCTGCCGTGATCGGCATCCGCACCGGCAGCAGCCTGCTACTCATTGATGAGATCAGCGGCGCCCATGACACCGACGCATTGGCGCAAGAGATCCAAGCGCGTTACCCGCAGCGGCGTATCTACATCTACCCAGATGCCAGCGGCGGCAACCGCAGCACCAACGCAAGCCAGACCGACATCCAGATCCTGGAGTCCTACGGCATGTCAAACCAGTCACCACGCGCAAATCCTCCCGTCCGTGATCGCGTGGCTGCTGTTCAAGCTTTGCTGGAAAACGGCAAGGGCCAAGTCAGGCTCACCATCCACCAGCGCTGTAAGCGACTGATCGAATGCCTAGAGCTGCAGTGCTACACCGACAAGGGCGACCCCGATAAGGATGCCGGCCATGACCACATGAACGACGCGCTGGGCTACTTGGTCTGGCGTGAGTTCAACCCATTGCACGCAGGTGCTGGCCGATCCACGGGCATCAGACTATATTGATTCCGCCAATCATTACCTCTACCCATGCTCAAGGGTGCTGAACTACTCGCCAAGGTCAAAGAACTGGGCGATGCGCCTAAGTCCGAACTGGTGCGCGCTTGCGGTTACGTGGTCAAAGACCGCGTGGCATTCACGCAGTTCTATGAAGCGCTGCTGGAAGCCAAAGGCGTTGACCTAGGCAATAAGGTTGCCAGCAAAGGCCGCAAGTTGACCTACAAGGCCAAGGTGCAATTCAACGGCAAGCTGCAGATTGGTGACGGCTACCTGCGTGAGATGGGCTATGAACCCGGCGCCGAGTTTGACATCAAGATTGGTCGCAATAGCATCACGCTGACTGCCGCCTAAACTGCACCTATGACTGCGGCGCTGTAATGTACACCGGCTTTAACGCATACGACCGGCCGATTGCGCAGCGCCGCGTTACTCGCGTGCAAGATGCCAACTCATCGTGGTACGCGATGGAGCCGCATTGGGTTCTCATTGAGGATCTACTGAGCGGAACCTATGGGATGCGGCGCAAGCATCGCCGGTATTTGCCGCAGGAACCCCGCGAGCTGGACGAGTCCTACGACAACCGCCTAGCGCGCAGTGTTTGCCCGCCGTTCTATCAGCGCCTAGAGCGGATGCTGGCTGGCATGTTGACGCGTAAGCCAGTGCGGCTTGATGACACGGCCGATGTAATCCGCGAGCAGTTGTTTGATGTTGACCTACAAGGCAATGACCTCAACGTCTGGACTTACGAAACCACCCGCAAGATGGTCCGTTATGGCCACATTGGTGTACTGGTGGATGCACCTGCTGATGGGGGTAGACCCTATTGGGTGAGCTACACCCCGCGGCAAATCCTTGGCTGGCGTGCTGAGCAGCAGGAAGGCCGGCAGGTATTGACGCAATTGCGACTCGCTGAGATGGTCGCCGTGCCCGATGGCGAGTTTGGCGAGAAGGCAGTTGAGCAGATCCGCGTGCTGACGCCAGGTGAATACCAACTGCACCAAAAGCAAGACAACGGAGATTTCCAAGTTGTCGACGAGGGCCGGACCAGCCTTAGTGAGATTCCATTCTCAGTTGCCTATGCGCAGCGCCATGGCTTCATGGAGTCACGGCCGCCGCTGGAAGACATCGCTGAGCTGAACCTAAAGGCGTATCAGATCCAGAGCGACCTCGATAACCAGCTCCATATCAGCGCTGTGCCGATGCTGGCCTTCTATGGCTTCCCGTCTGCAGCAGAGGAAGTCAGCGCCGGACCGGGTGAAGCCATCGCATTCCCTGCCGATGGCCGCGCTGAATACATCGAACCCGCTGGCCGCAGTTTTGATTATCAGTTCCGCAGGCTTGAGCAGCTTGCACTGCAGATCAATGAGTTAGGGCTATCAGCAGTGCTGGGCCAGAAGCTGTCTGCTGAAACCGCCGAAGCAAAGCGCATTGATCGCAGCCAAGGTGACAGCACCATGATGGTGATTGCGCAAAACGTGCAGGACATGATTGATAACTGCCTGCAGTTTCATGCGCAGTTCATCGGCAACAACACATCACCTGGTAGCGCCTATGTCAACCGCGACTTCCTTGGCACACGCCTTGAGCCGCAGGAGATCCAAGCGTTGCTGCAGCTTTACACCGCAGGCACCATCACGCAAGAGACACTATTGCGCGAGCTTGCCGAAGGCGATGTGCTGGGCGATGACTTTAACGTAGACGAGGAGCTGGAGGCTACAGCCAATGCGGGGCTTGATCTACAACCTGCTGGACTGGGTGACCGATCGCTTAGTGGACCTGATGATCTGGATGGAACCGAGGAAGCCGAGGAGGCAAGAGCTTGATTATCACGTCAGTGCCTTGCCTGAAGAAGTCTTAGCCATCGTGCGCATCAGCTGGTATAAGGAAGGCAAGCCAGATGAAATTGACGAAACTATCTTGTTTGAAGACGGCCAAAACGGTTACGACGCATTCGCTGCATTGGTTACTACTGCATTGAACCGTGGCGCTAATGTCAGCATTCGCAGCGGCTATCAACCGGAAGATCTTGGCATTGAACGATGAGCACACCAGAAGCGCTCTACCGCAATGCAATAGATCTGAACCGCTACAGCAATAGCGTTGCGCGGCGTGTGATCAATGCCTACAACGACATCATCATTGATGCGGTCAATCAACTGCGCACCATTGATGAGCTGTCGGCGCCAGTCAAGGCAGCACGGCTGCGGGCGATCCTTGCTCAGTTAAAAGACAGCCTGGCAACATGGGCAGGTGATGCAACAGAGCTGACAGCATTAGAACTGCAAGGCATTGCAGAGCTGCAATCTGAGTTTGTGACCGATCAACTGCGGCGTGCATTGCCAGCAGGTGCACGTGATGCAGTGCGCACCGTTGAGATCAGCCCGCAGTTTGCGCAGTCAGTGGTCACCACTGATCCAACGCAGATCAATGTGGTAGCGCTCAGTGATGACCTTTTTGCTGCTGTGCAAGGTGCACCGGCAACGTTCAGCCTCACCGCAGCGCAAGGTGCCACAATTACGTTGCCCAATGGTGAAGTGGTCACCAAAGCATTTCGCGGCATTGCCGTGGATCAGGCTGAGCGGTTCTCGCAAGTTGTGCGGCAAGGTCTGTTGACTGGTGAGCCGACGCCAGCCATTGCTAAGCGGCTGATCGGAAACCTTGAATTCGGCGAAGAAGCCAAGACTGTGAAGCAGCTAGTTGCAGCAGGCGGCCAGGCAACAGCAGTTGCCGACAATCAGATCGTTACGCTAGTGCGCACCAGCATTAACCAAGTAGCCAATGCAGCTAGTCAGCAGGTGTATGAAGCCAATCAAGATATCACTAAGAAGTATCGCTATGTGGCAACACTGGATACCCGCACCAGTAGCATTTGCCGTGCATTGGATGGCCGCGAGTTTGAATACGGCAAAGGCCCGACACCGCCGCAGCACTTCAACTGCAGATCAACCACAGTGCCCGTGATCGACTATAAAGAGCTGGGTTTCACGCCACCACCGCCAGCTAAGCGTGCATCAGCAGGTGGTCAGGTGCCAGCAGATCAGACCTATGGGCAATGGCTGGCCAATCAAGACTTAGCCACCAAGGCCAAGGCATTGGGTGCCAACAAAGTGCCGTATTTCAACCGACTTGCCAACAAATATGGCCCGACTGACGCCATTGCCAAGTTAGTTCGTGATGACGGCTCAGAGTTAACCTTAGATCAACTACGCGCACGATATGGACCTGCCTAGCCTCCGTCATTTTCAGAATGCTGGCATCTACTTCATCTCAAGCGATCCAGTAGAAGCACTGCATGGCGAGGCATGGGTGCCAGCCATCTACACCGACAAAGGCTGGGCAACAGCAGACGGTTCTAAACTGCTAACAGGTATTGAGGAATGGCGCAATGCCGCTGAAGAAAGGCAAATCACAGGGTGTGATCTCAAGCAACATCAAAGCCGAGATGAAGGCGGGCAAACCGCAAAAGCAAGCAATCGCAATCGCGCTGTCAAAAGCCGGCAAGTCACGCAAGCCGAAGGGTAACAAGTGATGGCTAAGAAACCTGGCCTTTACGCCAATATCCACGCCAAGCGTGAGCGCATTGAGCGTGGCAGTGACGAGCGCATGGCGCGCAAGGGTGAAGCAGGCAGGCCATCTGCCGCTGCATTTAAGGCTGCCGCTAAGACTGCCAAAAAACGCAAGCCAAAGAAGTGATCACCTATCGCGGCGAGCAGTTTGACGGCTACAACAAGCCGAAACGGACGCCGAAGCATCCGAACAAATCGCACGCGGTGCTCGCCAAGGAAGGTGACAAGGTAAAACTGATCCGCTTCGGCCAGCAGGGCGTTAGCGGCAGTCCAGCACGCAAAAATGAATCCGCTGCAGCCAAGGCGCGGCGCGCATCATTCAAGGCGCGTCATGCCAGCAACATCGCTAAGGGGAAAATGTCTGCTGCGTATTGGGCTGATAAGGAGAAGTGGTAGCCTCTTGGCAATGAATCCAATCTTTTAGTTCTGCGACATACCAGCGCAGATCTTGCGCTTTTGCAGCGTGCCATCCATTGCCATCTTGGCGATACAACCGCTCATGGCGATCGATTGCATTTAGCAGTTCCTTGATCAACGGATTCCAAGGTTCGCGGATTGGTGTATTCCACTCGCGGGCCATTGCTTTGGCTGCTGGTACGATGGCAGCGTAATTAAGCCTGCGGCTTATCCATGTCTGATGAACAACAAACCCAAGAGTCTGCGACTACTGGGGTTGAAGCTGAAGCGTTGCAGCGCAGCGTCGAAGCACTAGAGCGCAAGAATCAAGAGCTGATTGCTGAGCTACGTGCAGCAAAGAAATCTAAAGCGCCAGATGGAGTAAATGTTGATGAACTGCTGGAGTTCAAGCGCAACTACGAGCAGCAGCAACTTGAATCACAAGGCAAGTACCAAGAAGCCCGGCAGGCTTTGGAGCAGCAGTTCCGTGAGGCGACATCGGAGAAGGACAAGCGCATCTCAGAGCTTGAAACCCGCGTCCGTGAACTTGAACTGCTTACACCTGCTGTCAGCGCCTTGGCTGACATCGTGCATGATCCTGACTTGGTTATGAAAACCAAGTTGTCGCCGGACAAGATCGAGCGGGAAGCTGACGGCACCGTTGTGGTGGTAGACGGCTATCAGCGCACACCCGTCAGCGAATGGGCCAAGACACTGCCGGCATGGATGCAAAAGCAACCCAAGCCACAAGGCAGTGGCGCACCAACCGGCGGCAGCAATGGCGCCATCCCTGCCGGCATGTCCAATCCATTCAGCCGGGATAGCTTCAACCTAACTGAGCAATCAAGACTATTTCGTACAGACCGCGATCTATACGAGCGGATGAAAGCAGCAGCCAACCGTTAGTATTTCAGTGTCTGCTCGTGATGGCTGCGCCACACAGAGCCTGGGGCTGCGCCCACATCCGTAAACCATTTCGGTGATTCATCATGGCGACTCTTCGCTCTGACATCATCATCCCCGAGGTATTTACGCCTTACGTCATTGAGCAAACCACCCAGCGTGATGCCTTCCTGGCTTCCGGTGTGGTGCAGCCGATGGCTGAGCTAAATGCCACCGAGGGCGGTGATTTCATCAACGTTCCTTTCTGGAAAGCCAACCTTTCCGGTGACTTCGAGGTGCTGACTGATAGCTCCTCCCTGACCCCCGGCAAAATCACCGCTGACAAGCAAGTCGGCGTGATCCTGCATCGTGGCCGCGCCTTTGAGGCTCGTGACCTTGCAGCCCTTGCTGCCGGCTCCGATCCCATGGCCGCCATCGGCGCCAAGATCGCTGATTACATCGCTAACCAGCGTCAGAAGGATCTGCTGTCCTGCCTTGCCGGCGTGTTCGGCAGCCTCGGCAACAACGCCTCCGCTTCTTTCGTTGATCTCACGATTGACGGTCTTAGCGGTGACACTCCCGCTGTGCTGTCGCCTCGTCACGTTGCCGAAGCCCGCAGCCTGCTGGGCGATCAAGGTGACAAGCTTGCTGCTGTTTGTATGCACTCCAAGGTCTATTACGACCTGGTTGAGCGCAAGGCTATCGACTATGTGTCGACTGCTGACGCCCGTGGCACCACTACCACGCAATCCGGCGGTTCGCTTGTTGCTGCTTACGGCGGCGAAGTGACCGTGCCGACCTACATGGGTCTGCGTGTCATCGTCTCTGACGATGTGCAAACCGAAGGCAGCGGCAGTACCACCGAGTACGCCACCTATTTCTTCACTCAAGGCGCAATCGCCAGCGGTGAGCAGATGGCAATGCAGACCGAAACCGATCGTGACATCCTCGCCAAGAGCGATGCCATGTCGATCGACCTGCACTACTGCTACCACCCAGTGGGTGCCAAGTGGGGAGTCACCACGGTGAACCCGACTCGTGCTCAACTGGAGACCATCGGCAACTGGACTAAGGTGTACGAAACCAAGAACATTGGTATCGTTCGTAGCACCAACACCTCTAACTTCGATTGAGGTAACTGACCATGCCTTCTTCTATTTTTGAGTTGACTTCTGACCTTTCGGTCCAGGAGATCGCGCTGAGCAAGCACCTCGTAAAGGCTGCCGCTAACGAAGCAACCACCCTGACTGCAGCCGAATGCGTCAACGGCGTTGTGACCATGACCCCTTCTACGGGTCGTGCGCTCACCACTCCTACCGGCGCTGAGCTGAAGACTTACATCGGTGGTCCGCTGGAAATCGGCACTACTTTCGAGCTGACTGTAGTCAACGTGGCTGCCGCCACTCATGCCATCACCTTGACCGCTGCTGCTTCGGGTATCACCCTTGGCGGCGTGGCTGGCATGGCCACTGTGGCTGCCGCTACCAGCGCAACTTACCTGTTTATCTGCACTGCAGTGGGCACTCCTGCTTTCACTGTTTACCGCAAGGGCGGCTGATAGATGGGACTGTTCGCCTTTCGGCGACGCCAGGAACGTGAGGCTGCTTCTAAGGAGGCAGCCTTTTTTCCTATTGCGGAGCCTGCACCTAAACTGACCTCAGAGGAGGCGCCTACCGATGGCAATCACAATCGACGCAACGGTAGGGGGCGCAAACGCCAACAGCTACCTGACGTTGGCGGCAGCGGAGCTAATCATTGAAGGTTTAGTTCAAGATGATGATGTAACTGCTTGGGCAGCAGCTACCACTGATCAAAAAAACCGTGCGCTTTATAGCGCAACACAACGGCTGGATCGTGAGCGTTTTTTAGGTGCCCGCGCTACTGACACGCAGGCATTACAGTGGCCGCGTACTGGCGTGCGCAAGCCGGATACCTACATCAATACCTATGCCGTAGGGTTTCCGTTCCGCATCACAACCGACTATTACACCGACACTGAAATCCCAGATCAGATCAAAAAAGCTCAAGCAACCCTAGCCGTCTACCTCAACGGCAACCGAGACGGGTTGGGGCTGACCGGACTTGAAGATTACAGCAACGTGAAGATCGGCAGCCTGTCAGTAAGCATGAATTCAGGCAACATGCAAGCAGGCGCCGACAATGTACCGCCGATGATGGAGCGATATCTAACAGGACTTAGAATTAGTGGACCAGGCAACTTTTCAATCCGCCGGAGCTGACCCATGCCGCTGATCTCACCTGCTGGCAATGACGCGGTCGCACGGCGCCGCAACGATGGCAGCTACTCGATGGGAGTGGCTGGCACGGCATTTCGCTCAACCGTCACTATTACCCGCCCGAGCAATACCACCGCTTACACCGCTGGTGACGTAGTGGGCGACACGGGCGGCAGCGCCATCTTAACCCTAAGCAGCATCGGCCCTAGCGGCGGCTATGTGTTGATCCAGTCGGCAGCATTGATCTTTAGCGATAGCACCGTGCCAAGCGGTATGGGCGCATTTCGCGTTCATTTTTACAACGCAAGCCCGACTGCCATTGCGGATAACGCCGCCTTTGATCTTTTGAGTGGTGACCGCTCAAAATACATGGGCTATATCGATCTGTCGGCACCGCAGGATCTAGGTAGCACTGTCTACACCCAACTGGACTATCCTGGGCGCCTGATCAGGCTGGCAACCGACAGCAGCGCGCTGTTCGCTGAAATCGAAACCCGTGGAGCGTATACGCCGGTTAGCGCCAGCACTGTTGAACTGCGTGTTAGCACACTAGAGGCTGGACTCTGATGCGCGGCTCTGCAGCATTCCGAGCCAGCGTTACCCCTGGTGGAGCATTAGCTGGACCATGGGTAGGTAATCCGTTGTGGACTGCAGCGCGTGCAGTGCCCTCGCTTGACCTGCGCTTTGCCGATAACAAAAGCCTGACCGACGCCGTTACCGACCAGAACCTCGTCACATTCACCCGCGCCAGCAGCGGCACGTTCGTGGGCAGCGACGGGCTGATCAAGACGGCGACGACGGACACCCCCCGCTTCGACCACAACCCCACAACCGGCGAAAGCCTGGGCCTGCTGGTGGAGGAAGCCAGGACAAACCTCACGCAAAAAAGCCAAGAGTTTGAGGATGTTTACTGGACTAAAACTGTTTGCACAATCACAGCCAACGAATCTACCGCACCAGACGGTACTTTGACTGCTGATCTTTGGACCAATACGTCTTCTCCTGGAAGTATTTCAAATACCATTACAAAAGATACGACTTCCAGGACTTATACAGCTTCGGTATGGGTTAAAGGAACTTTATCGCAATTTACCTTTAGCATTGACTCGGGAGTAACCACAGACCGTGGCCGGGTTCAGTTCAACCTAAGCACAAATACTGTTAGCGGTACATTTAACGAAGGAGCTTTTACTAATACTAGTGGCACATTAGCAGTCTATCCTAACGGCTGGGTGCGCCTTGCTATTACAACTACAACAAGCACTGGAACTACCATTAGGTTTAGACCTTTCTTTAGCGGTTCCAGTGCTTCAGTTCGAATCTGGGGCGCCCAGATCGAAGAGGGTGCTTTCGCAACCAGCTACATCCCCACCACCACTGCCACGGTCACCCGCAGTGCTGACGTGGCCAATATTACGGGGAGTAACTTCAGCTCGTTCTACAACCAGACAGAGGGAGCTGCCCTATGGTTTGGCCGAATAAATGCACGAGAAGTTCAAGTGCAAGTTCCATTCAGAATTACGGAAGGCTCAAACCTTAGGGGAACTGGATTTCAAATAGACACAAGAACGAGTTCGCCTGGTTCAGTATTTATGACTAGAGCTATGGCCGCTGACTATGGTTCAGTAGCAGACCCAAGCGCATTAAATCTAAACAATGCGTTTAATCTTGCAGGCGCATATAAAGTAGGCGAACAAATAAGCGCTTCTTTTAATGGTGGGAACACGGTAACGTCTGCGAGCTTAACAAGTGTATTTGGCACGGAAAACCAAATGGATATTGGTGGTTCAAACGGAATTAGCGGTTCAAACGCCAAATTTAACGGCACCATCCGCCGCCTCGCCTACTGGCCGCAACGCCTACCTAACAGCACGTTGCAGGAGATCACCCGATGACGACTTATCTCCGCTTCCCCGATGAAGCCACAGCTAAGACCGTACTGGCTGACTACCTAGCAGAAGACGACACCTGGATCACCGCCAGCCATAGTCATGCGTTGGATGTGATTGGCACCATCACCCGTGGCGGTGGATACGACCCCGAGACCGGTGATGTGATTGTCGCGCCTGAGGTGCTCGACGGCTGGCACATTAACTTTGTTGGTGAGCTGCCGGATGGGTGGGAGCAGTATGTGGTGGAGCCTGCTAACCCAGTTAGAGTCTGGCTATGAGCGTTCAACCCGGCCAGCACAATATTGCCATCCAGCGCCGGGCTGACTACGACCTGTCGCTGCAGTTCAAAGACAGCACTGGCGCTGCCATCAACCTCACCGGCTGGACCGCATACGCACAAGTTTGGAATGCAAGCCGCACCACTAAATACGCTGACTTCACCGTTACCTACACCAACCGCGCCGCAGGCACCATTGCTATTGCATTGACGGATACGCAAACCACTGCGTTTCCAGATGAGGCGTATTACGACGTGCTATTAGAAGATTCCAGCGGCTTACGCAACTACTATCTTGAGGGTATCGTGTTCGTCTCTGAGGGCTATACAGCGCCATGACATCCGTAACCGTCAACGAGACTACCAACACAGTCACTGTCACAACACCAGGGCCTGCAGGCCCATCTGGCGCGGCTGGCGTAATGGTGCGCGGTCAAGTCAGCAAGATGGATAGCGGCACCATTAACATAGTTACGCAGGGCGTGTACGTCTCCACCGGCTTAACCGGCACCTTTGACACCGCCACCGCAAGCGGCATGACGCTCGGCACCACCAACGCATTTGCGGTGAAGAACACCAGCGGCGCCACCAAGCTGATGCAGATCTACGGCAGCATCGACGCCAAGACCGTCAGCGGCAACAACAAAGTGCTCGGTATCAAGCTGGCCAAAAATGGCACCGCCATAGATCAAACCGAATGCCGCGCCTTCACCGGCTCGGGCAACGAGGAAGCCAAGTTGGTCACCAACTGGATGATCAGCATGGCCGCTAACGATGAAGTAGCACTGTTCATCGCCAACCACAGCAGCAACGTTGACATCACCTTTGCGCGCGGCAGACTTGTAGCCAGCGAGGTGTTTGCATGACACTAGCCAGCCCTTTACGCAAGGTTGCCAGTAAGTTAATGGCCAGGTTTGGTGGTGTTGCAACACTGCGCCGTGTAACACCTGGCGTTTATAACCCAACTACTGGCACCGTCAGCGAATCCACCAGTGATACCGCATTGCGCGGTGTGCTGGAAGATGTAAACTTGCGCGAGGTCAACGATTTGATCCAGGCCGGCGACAAGCGGCTGTTGATTGCTGCCGCCGATATTGCCAACGCGCCTACCACTGCCGATGAAGTGCTAATTAGCAGTGTGACGCATCAAGTGATCCAGGTTCGTACGATTGAGCAGGACAACACCCCGATCACCTACGAGCTGATCCTGAGGGCATAATGGCGCGCACGATCCGAATTGCTGATATTGGTGATTACGCCAGCCAGCAGATGGAAAAGCTGCTGCGGGTTGCGGTGTTGGAGACTGACAGCCGTCTCAAGCAAGCAAGCCCTGTTGATACCGGTCGCTTTCGTGTTAGTTGGCAGGTCGGTGAGAACGCGGCACCAGGCGGCCAGAAGCCTCCCGGCAAATATGGGAATATATCGCAAATTGAGCGCATTGGCTATCAACAAGAAAAGCTAGGCAACGTCTATAGCGTGCACAACAATCTGCCGTATGCAGAGCCTCTTGCTAATGGCAGCAGCAAACAAGCGCCTGCTGGTTGGGTGCAAGGCATCGCCAAGGACATCCAAGGCTTTGTGCGCGTTAACGCTGACCGCATCGGGAGGGAATCGTGAGCAGCACCTACAACGACGTTCGTGCCGCCATTGAAGGGCGCATTGCAACGCAAATGGCGCTGTCGCCTGCGTATCCGGTCAGCTATCAGAACGTGCCGTTTACGCCACCCAACAACACGCCATGGGTGCAGGCGTTCATCCGATTTGGCGATAACAGCTACGCCACGCTGACTAGCTTCAACCGCCAGACTGGCACGCTGGTGATCAATGTCTTTACACCGCAAGGGCAAGGCACTGCAGCTAATTTTACCATTGCAGAGCGGCTAAAGGATTTGTTTGATCGCGCTAAGTTTTCAAGCATTATCTTTGACGCAGCTTCAGGGCCAGCGCAAGTAACGCCAGCAGCGCCAGAACCTTACTTTCAGACTCAGCTAACTGCTACGTTTGAAGCGTATCTAGACTGACGGTAGCCAATACCGTTCATAACATGGCTGTCACTGTTTTGTCCGGTACGTCCGGCGCCCTTTACTACAAACCTGCCGGCACTAACGGCAACTTTCCCGAGTCTGGCGTCAACGCCAGCACTGATGTCATTACCGTTCAGCCGTATCTGAACTTCAAAGCTGGCGACCCGGTAAAGTTCCGCGTCATCAACAGCCAAACTGGCGGCTCAGGCTCCGGCACGCTGCCGTCTCCCATTGATGCAGCTACCACCTACTACGTGCTGAGCTACACCGCAGCCACTGGTGCGCTGACGGTTTCGACGGTTGCTGGCGGTACTATCCTCGCCATCACCGACGACGGCACAGCCGTGGCACCTAACGAGTTCGAGGTGTACTACGCCGACTATGCCGCCGTTGGCCAAGTGCAGTCATGGTCGTTTGAGATCAGCCGCGCTGAGATCGACGTAACCACCATCGGCCAAACCGCTGGGCAGTATGCGCCTTTCCGTGCATATATTCCTGGCTTTGCCGACGGCAACGGCACCGCAACGATCTACGTGACCAACGAGGACGCTGCACTGTCCAACCGTATGGTGGAAGACGTGCTGCAGCGCCAGCAGGTTGGCTGCGGCTTCAAGCTGTACACCGACAAGCAAGGCACCGAGGCGCTTAGCCGCAGCATCGCAATGGATGCTGTGCTGCTGACCGCCAGCCTGAATATCAACCCTGACGACGCTCAGCAGGTGGAGATCACGTTCCGCCCATCTGGCGTGCCTACTTTCGACTTCAGCACTTCTGCTTGATAGTTGAACGGTCCCGGCGTATGCTGGGGCCACTCACATTTATTGCATGGCACCATCTGCACTGGCGCGACTCAAGAAAGCTGCCAATCTTCAACCAATCAAGCGTGTTGTAACACTCAACGATGGATCTACGTTTGAGTTTTATGCCACAGCGTTGACCATGGCAGAACGTGAGCGTGCGCAGAAGATGCCCGGCGGCGATGATCCCAATGGTTTTGCGCTGAATCTGCTGGTAACCAAAGCAGCCGACGATGCCGGCCAGCGGTTGTTTCAGGCTGGTGAAATTGCCGAGCTGAAAAATGATGTGCTTGACAGTGACCTGCAAGCCATGATGCTGGCAATCATTACAAATCCAGAGGAAGGCAAAGAACTGGATATGAAAAGCGGTAAAGGCTGAGCTAAAGAAAGACAACCTGCTGTTGTTACAGCTTGGGGTTGCTAAAGAACTTGGATATAGCCTGGCACGATTAAACCAAGAGGTAACGCTTGAAGAGTTGCTGATATGGTCTAGTTACTTTGAACTTCAAAACGAAGAGCAAGATCGTAGACTGAAGCAAAGCCGTAGGTAAGTCGTGTCGGTTGTCGCCAACGTTGCCATTAACGTCGACAGCCGCAATGCGGTTAGCAAGCTGCGTGAGGTACAACAAGCCGCTCAGCAGGCACAAAAAGCGCTAGAGGGGATCAATGGCTCTTCAACTAGTCAGCCTTTTCGTAATGCAAGCAGCTCAGCATCTGAACTGATCGGCGTATTAGGAAGACTGTCCGCCGCATATCTTGGCTTGAGAACGGCGCAGCAAGCTGTTCAGGCTGGTATTCAGCGCGAAGAATCAGAACGCAGGCTGACGTTCCTAGCGAAAGGATACGGCGAAGTTGCAAAAGCCCAAGAATTAGCGGCCCAATCAGGAAAAATATTTGGTCTTAGCGCCACCGAAAGCAATCAACAATTCTCACAGCTATATGGACGCCTACGCCCGCTAAATGTCAGCCTTGAAGATATCAACGCGGCGTTTGTCGGTTTTAATACAGCCGCAAAAGTCAGCGGAGCCACAACTGCTGAAAGTGCTGGCGCCTTGCTGCAATTAACGCAGGCGCTTGGCTCCGGTGTTTTACGTGGGCAGGAACTTAACTCTGTTCTTGAACAGGCGCCGGGTTTGGTTGTTGCATTAACCAAGGAACTTGGCAAGCCTGTTAGCGAAATCCGAGAACTTGCCGAACAGGGAGAAATTACATCTGATATTGTCATTCGCGCCTTGAAGCGTGCTGGTACTGAAGGTGCCGACGAGTTGGCGACTGCAATGGATGGCCCCGCCCAAGCTATCAAAAATTTGCAAAATGAGTTCGAGAATTTTCAGGTAGCAGCCACCGAAGATCTGTTGCCATCAATAATTGATGGTGTTCGCATCTTGACGAACTCCTTGAGGGCAATAGCCCCAATTATCAAGGGAATAGGTGCAGTCGCAGGCCCAGTACTGAATTACATAAATCAACTGATTGAAGGCGCGACTGGCGCTAGAGGCGCAAGGATATTGCAGCAACAGTTAATGCAGCGTGGCGCTGGCAAATTAGAGCAAGCCGGTGTTGGAAGGACTTACAAAGACGCACAGGGAAATGTTTACAGCACAATCACTGGGCGATTAGTGCAAGCGGCTTCTGCGCAAAACTTAGAAGGTGGCGGCGGTGTTTCAGGAGGCATTGGAGCTGGTGGCAAAGGCCGTAAAGGCAAAACCGACGCAGAAAAAGCGGCCGAGAAAGCAGCACGCGAAGCGGAAAAATTACGGAAAGAGCTTGAACGGTCCTTAGAAGTTGGAGATCAGCTTGGCACGCAATTTAGTCGTCAAGCAGCGTTGCTGTTTGAGGGATCAGAAATTGAACGCAAGCGTCTGCAAATTCAATTTGACTTTGAAGACCGCGCCAAGCAAATTAGCGAGCTAAAGAACGCGGAGCAACGCACCAATCTCACGGTATTAAACGCAGAAATTCAGCGCCTAGAAATAATCAAATTGCAGACTGAAGAATTACAAAAGCAAGCTGAAGAGGCTGAAAAACTATTCAAAGAAGCTCTTGGTGAGACGGAATTTGGCGTAGCTGGTGATGGCACTGTGGCTGGTGGCTTGTCTAACGCCATAGCCAAGCTCAAGGAAGATCTTGATCCGATCAAGCTTCAAGTTGACGCAATTGTCAACGGCGCAACCGCTATTGGTACTGCATTTAGTACCGCGTTTGGTGAAGTAATTACAGGAGCCAAGTCAACTCAGCAGGCGCTAGCAGATGCCTTTAAGAGCATCGGTGATGCTTTTATCAGCATGGCGGTTGATATTATCGCTAAACAAATGACGCTGATTATCCTGCAAACTATTTTCAATGCCCTCAGCGGTGGTGGCAGTGCTCTGAGCACAGCAAATAAAAATCTGACCGGTACTGGCGCTTTGAAAACGACTATTCCTGGTTTTGCTGTTGGTGGTAGGGCTCAAGGTGGTCCCGTTGCAAACAACACTCCATATATCGTTGGCGAGCGTGGTCCTGAGCTGTTCGTTCCCAACTCTGGCGGCAGCATCGTCAATAACCGTAATCTGCGCAGTGCCATGAGCAATGGCGGTGGATCTGCCGGCGGTACCGTACTTAAAATGAACTTTGAAACCACCAACATCGGCGGCGTCGAATACGTCAGCCGCGATCAACTGGAGGCCGCCATGGCATCTACGCGCCGTGATGCTGCCCGTGACGGTGCCAAACGAGGAATGTCCATGACACTCGATAAGCTGCAGCAAAGTCCCGGCACTCGCGGGCGCGTAGGACTCCGCTGATGGCTGCACAATTCCCCGGCATCAAACCAGCGGAACGCAGCTTCCGTCTCGGCCAGTACCCAGTCAAAAGTTACCGCGCCTTATCTGGCGCCACGGTCAAGCGAGCATTTGGCAACCGCGCTTACGGCTACGAATTACAGCTCAGCTTCAATAACATCAGCGACACCCTTACCGCGCAACTGATTGATCACTACAACGCCACCAGCGGCGGCTTTGAGCGTTTTACTTTGCCGGCTGAATTGTTCGCTGGCATGAGCACCACACTTGCTGGCAAAATCCAGTCGCCTACTCAGATCAAGTGGGAGTACACCAACCCGCCTGAAGTGAAATCGGTGATTAACGGGCGCAGCACCGTAACCATCAACCTTGCTGGGGAGCTTGATTACTGATGGCTGAAATCCGCATCGCGCAGTATTTCAAGCTTGTCACCACATCGCAAACACTGCGGTATCAAAACTATTTCGTTGGCGCGGCTAGCACCTACCTCAGTGAGTCCTATGACTTTGCGCCATTCCGTGCCGAAGGTGCGCTCGCTTCGTTGAACGGCGATAACGAAAACCTACGCATCCTGTTTCCAAACATTGAAGTCGCCCTACGGCTGGTGGAACAAGCCAACGGCAACCGCCTCAGTGAGCTGACCTTTGTAACATCGTGGCTAAACGCAAGCGAACAGGTCATCACGACCGTCACCGATTACTACATCGGCATTGGCGCCAGCTACAACGACACCACAATTGAATTGCGCTTCCGCTCTGCCGTAGACAGCGTTGGCAGTGCTTTCCCAGCCCGTACGTTGACCCGTGATCTTGTCGGGCCATTGCCACTGAACAGCGAACTGTATTTGCAGTGAACGACCTGATCGGATTGAAGCGTGCGTGGGGCGCCCACCCCAACGATAGCTCTGGCACGGTCGACTGCTGCCTGTTGTTTGCCGAGGTTCGCCGCCGGCTTGGCTACTACGATCACACGCCGGATTTTGCTTGGTACTTCGAGCGCTATACCGACGACACATTTCCGCGGCGAATCATGGCGAAGTGGCTTCTACAAAACGGCACGCGGCTAGATGGCCCTGAGCGCCATGCGGTCGTGCTGTTACCTGGCTCAAGTGGTGGTGCCATGGGTACAGTGTTGGATGACGGCAACGTGCTGTTCATTACCGAAAAGTCCGGCGTCGTTATCGCTCCGATACCCGCTGGCACCGGTCATTACTTTCGGCTCCACAAATGACGCGCCGCCTGCTGCCCTACGAACACCAGCTGATTACTGAGCTGGGCATTAGCGAGCAGGAATACCTGAACTTTGTACAGGCTCAATTTGATCACACAAAGCTGCCTGCGGACAAGTTAAAAGAACCGCAGAACTGGGAAACAGTTGCAATCGTGCTGACGATTGTTGGCGTTCTATTTCAGGTTGGCGCAGCACTGCTGGCACCTAAACCAGAACTTCCGTCCCAGCAAAATCAACGCCGTCGCCGTGATCAGGTTTTCGCCCCGCGCTTTGGATTTAACAGCGCCCAGGACCTTGCAAAGTATGGCGATCCTGTCAACCTCGTTTACTGCAACGTCGATCAAAACACCACCGGCGGCGTTCGTGTAGCCACATCACTGGTGTGGTCTGCCGTTCAAAGTCTCGGTTCCAGTCAGTTCATGCAAATGATGGCCGTCATTGGCGCATCAAACATCAGCGCGGATGGGGTTGCTTTTGAAAGAACCGCCTTTGGGCAAACGCCCGTACGTCAATTCAGCAGCCACAGCTTCTCGCTGTACTTCCGTCAAAACGGAATCGTGCGATTTAGTGATCTCAAACTTGGAAGCACCGCTGATCCAACTCGCACAGGCGAAAACAACAATGCGTATGCGTACCGCTCAAGTTTGATTGGTACGCAAAGAATTGATGGTTTTAGCCAAGCATTTTCTCCGTCATCCCTCACAAAGTTTGGTGTAACTGCTCCCATCCCAATCAACGTCAACTATTACGATCGTTCTTCAACCGGTCAGGCAAGAAACGCACCATTTGGGATAGAAATCGCTGATCAGTACAGGGGCGGGTACTGGCCAACAAATCGACTGGATAATTCTCGTGCTGTTGTGCCCGTTGGACACCAAATGGTGATCCGCTTTAGCGTGCTACCTCCCAAGGATGGGGACGGGCAAATTCGCCAAGCCGCCGGCGAACTACGCCGTGCGCTTATTAACAACATTGATCTCGCTAGCACCTACAAACTGGGCAGCGCACATTTTCGTGTTGTCGGCCCTCTTGATGACCTAGAGCTGGAGCAAGACGGAGCAAATATAAAAATTGAGTGCGTGCAGAGTGGTCTTTGCCCAGAGGAAGACTACGGAACTGTCAACTTTAATCAGAACGGAGAGGAGGCCGCCAATGAAGTTATACGCCTTAATGCTGAAATCGCAGAGTTAGACAGACTTCTTACATTAAACGAACCCCTGTTCAAGCCTGGTTTTGAAGATGCAGCCAACGCACAACTAGAAGAACTGCGAGCACGAAAACAGCAGCTTGCTGACTTAACTGATAAGCAGTGGAGTGACGAAGAACTAGAGAGTATCTTGGATGGCAGCATTGCCGTTGACGGGCCTGTTAGGCAGGCAGCTGCAATCCTTGACGACATAAGGCAACAGCGCAGAGATGTGCAGTACAAAATCGACGATGGTCTTGCCGAGTTAGCTGATCTTGCGCCAGGCAACGCCAGGCAGAGGAAAAGAGAAGCTGTTAATAAGCTAAAAGCCGAGCTAGTTGATTGGAACAACCGCGTCAAAAAAGCGCAGACACGTTTAGACCGACGCGTTGAACGCTATGGACTAGCCGATAAAGTATACGACTGGAACTACGAACCGAATAATAGGCGTACCGCCAAGCAAGAGCGTGCATACATTATTGATCGAGAAAAAGACATCCTAAACGGGCTCTATCAACGAGCTGCCGAATCCGGCAACTTAGATCAAAGTGCAATGGATACAAGAAACGCCGGCTGGAGCGATCAGAAAAGCGCAAAAGTTAACGAAAGGGCTTATTACCAAAGTGTCATTGATAATCCCGAAAGGGACAATGACTTCTTTAACACCAAGTGCTTGGTAAAAATTGAAGAAGCCAGCTACGAAACAATCACTCAGTGCCGCATTGTCGACTTTGCTGTAAAGGCTCGTGTGTTTAAGCGAATCCAAGGGCGCCAGAAGCAATACGGCGAAGTAACGATGGATAACTATAAGGACAGCGATAACGGAAACAGAATGCGGTCCGCGTTCTTCTGGCTTTTGTATCGACGCACGGGCAATGAATGGTCGCGCGTGCCACGTATTTTTGTCGTACGTAGAGGGCAAGACTTGGATAATTTTGTCTCACTGAAATTTATTGCTGATGACAATATCGGAAACTGGCAGTTCAAATTTGAACCCATTGCCGATACAGCCGCTGAAATGCGTTATCACGGCCTTGTCGATTTTGCCTACTTAGAAGGCGTAGGCAGCGATCAAGAAATCAGCGGTCAGGCAGGAGGTAAATTCACGTTTAAGGGCAAACTACGTTCTCGGGATGGTTATCTGTCTCCGGTCAATCGAAACCCCTCTCAAGTGGACGAGTGGGGTCTTTTCTCTATGCGTTCAGACACACAACTTTCGTTTAGCTTCGACAATGGTCCGGAGTTTGAAATCAAAGCTGTAACAGAGCAAAGCACGGAATCGTTTGAAAATTATCCCGCGCTATACCGCAACCTGACGATGCTTGGGTTCAACGTGTTTAGCGGTCAAGGCGTGCAAGACTTGCGTTCAACGTCCGTGTTCGTCAATAAGGGCAAGCTGGTGCGCCAACTAAACGACGATGGCAGCTATAGCAACACCCAAAACGTTGCCACTAGCTACGCGCCAGAAATCTTCCTAGACACAATCATTGATACAGTTGATGGCATCGGTCAGTACGCCAAAATTGCCGGCATTGATCTAGTGGCATTGGCCAAGGCAAAACGCTTCTGTCAGCGCAATAACCTGTTCTTCGATGGCGTCATTGCCGAGCCCACATCGTGGCGACAGTTCTGGGCAGAGACAGCGCCTTACAGCCTACTGGAACTGGGACGCATCGGTGGCAAGGAAACACTAATCCCTGCGGTTCCTTGCGACAATGCTGGCAACATCACCCGCACCGTGCCAATTACCGCCATGTTTACGGCGGGCAACATCCTTGAGGATTCCTACAAGGAAGAGTTTATTGACTATGGCAGCAGTGTTCAGGATTTAATTGCCACGATCATCTATCGCAGCACCGAACGTGATGGCGTTTTCCCGCGCAATGCCAGTGTTGACGTATCGCTGACTGGTGCAACAGAAGCGTCAGCTATTCGCCAAACCTTTGACCTATCCCAATATGTCACCAACCGCAGCCAAGCAATTATGTACGCCAAGTTGCTGTGCCAACAACGCCGCCACATCCGCCGCAACGTGGAGTTTCGTACTTTTCCGACCGATAGTCCCTTGACTCCAGGTGCCTACATCTACGTGGACATCGGTCAGCAAGATTGGCAAAGCATCTACAGCGGTCAAATTGAAAACGGCGGTGTTCTGAATATCCCGCTTGCCGAAACCGTACCCAACGGCACCTACAGCGTTTTGCTGTACCGCAGCGGTCAATCCGTCATCAGCACCAGTGCATCAATCAGCGGCAATGTGGCTAGCAGCCTCGCCGGTTACGAAGGCTGGTTATTTGTACTTGGAACAGCGGTCAAAGCCAAGCGCGTCTTCCGCATTGTTGAAGTGCAAATGGATGAGGAAGGCGAAGTTAGCGTCCGCGCCACAGAGCACCCCTGCGATGCCAGCGGTCAGAGCTTGATTGCAGACTTTAGTGACGGACTTTTTTCGATCCGCTAATCTGGGTTTACGCAAGGTATCAAACCATGGGCTTTTTTACAGGCCGTTCCGGTTCACTGGTTTTTGACAACAAACCCGTTGCCAAAATCCGCGACTGGTCCCTTGAAACCACGGTTGAGCTGCTGTCTACAAACGCTATTGACAGCGCCACCAATACCTTTACGCCCGGCATCAAAGGTGCCACAGGAAGCGCAACCCTTATTTATTACCGGCTTGAATCGGGCGAATCGGCTTCCTATACGCAGTTCACAGCACTGCTGTCCAAGATCATGAAGACGGGCGCCAGCTCCGAAAGCGACCGTGTTTTTTTGGAGCTGAATGTTGGAGGTGACGCTTCTGACGACATCAAGTTTTATGCCTACATCACTAGCGCCCAAGTCAGCGTCAGTACAGGCGAACTGAGCACCGTGCCCATCCAATTTACGATGGATGGGGACTTTACCGACACTATTGCCTAATGTCCTACTTTATTGGCAATGCCGGCAACGTCCGCCTACGACGTAATTCGGAAGCGTCTTACAAAAGCCAGGTGAAACCTGACGACATCAACACGTCGCTTAATCGGTTTGGTTTTGATGGATCAATTGAAAATATCTTAACGGGCGATCGTTTAGACATTTCAACCACAGATTCACGCGGACTTGCTTTTATAGCAGCGTCCAACTGGAGCAGTAATCAAGTTGAGAGCAGCATCACCACTAACGTCAACGTCAATGCTGCCGGCGGTCTGCGGTGTTTTAGTACATTTGCATCTGCAGTAAACAACGTTCGTTCAGTGGAGTTTCCACTTCAAGCATTTGCTGGCGCGCCTATTCCCATTGATGTACGTATTCGAGACATAAGCCTTACAACTCTTGGCAGCGTCACTAGCTATACGTTTAACACTGATAGAGAAGCATTAGATACCACAGCTCTTACGGATAAGTTTAAGCGTATGCACTCTGCTGGTCTGCTCAGCGGCAGTGGCACTATTGACTGCCTATTCAATTACGAAACAACAGGCGTAAAAGAAACACCCCTTTTAATGCTGCAGCTTATTAACCGCGTCGATATTGGCAGTCAATTTGACTGCATAATTAAATTAGTTGATGGAGATATTGACCCAGGCGTTGCTAGCGTGTACTACGAATTTACCGGCGTGGTAACCCGTTCGGGCGTTCAAGTTACAGCCGATGCAGTTATAGAATGCGCTATTGATTTTGTAACCACTGGTGAAATTCGCCTGCTTGTGGGCGAGCCGTCTGGTTACGTGCTGAAAGAAGACGACGACCGCATTTATTTGGAGCGGGACATCGGCTATCTACTTACTGAAGTAGAAGACTGATTCGATCTAAACTGAACCAACAGCACCAAAAACCGAGGCAGTGCGATGTCAGACCAGCGGATCACACAACTGACGGCCCTACCCAAAGTGGCCGTGGCTGCCACGGACGTCCTGCCGATTGTCGATATTTCAGCTAGTGAGACTAAAAAGGTTACAGCCCAAGATCTTGTAGACGCCGGGCTTGATCTGGTTGCTGCCGGAAGCATTGATCTCGACAAGCTGGATCAGAGCAGCACTACAAAACTCGGCACTACCGCTCTAGCCGACGACGCAGTTACCTACGCCAAAATCCAAAACGTAAGCGCCACCGACCGCTTGCTGGGTCGAAGCAGCGCCGGCTCTGGCAATGTCGAAGAAATTACTTGCACCGCGGCAGGTCGAGCACTGCTTGACGATGCCGACGCTACTGCCCAGCGCACCACACTGGGGCTGGGAACACTTGCCACGCAAAGCGGCACTTTTTCTGGTACGCATTCGGGTACAAGTTCCGGCACAAATACCGGCGATCAAACCATCACGCTCACAGGTGATGTAACTGGATCAGGCACTGGATCGTTTGCCGCAACGATTGCAAACGACGCGGTTACCTATGCAAAAATCCAAAACACATCGACAACTAACGTTGTTTTAGGGCGCAGCAGTGCTGGTGGCGGAGACGTCGAAGAAATTACTTGTACGGCTGCGGGTCGCGCACTACTAGACGATGCAAGTGCCGCCGATCAACGTACGACGTTAGGTCTCGGCAGTATTGCTACTCAATCTGCTGGGTCAGTTGCAATCACAGGAGGCACTCTTAGTGGTGTAACTATTACTTCAACATCTGCAACTATTACTGGCGGTAGCGTCACCGGAATCACGGATCTTGCTGTGACCGATGGCGGCACTGGGGCCAGCAATGCTGCCGATGCACGAACCAACTTGGGGCTAGCTATTGGCACCGACGTGCAGGCGTATGACGCTGGATTGCAATCAATTGCCGGACTTACCACTAGCGCCAACCAACTTATTTACACCACCGGCGCTGACGCGTATGCGGTAAGCAGCCTAACTGCCGCAGGTCGCGCTCTTTTAGATGACACTGATGCAGCTACTCAACGAGCCACACTGGGACTAGGCACTCTTGCTACGCAGTCCGGCACTTTTTCTGGCATACATAGCGGCACCACATCCGGCACAAATACCGGCGACCAAACAATCACTTTGACCGGTGATGTTACGGGCTCTGGCACTGGTTCCTTTGCTGCCAGTATTGCCAGCAGCGCTGTCACAGAAGCAAAAATTGCTAGCGGTGCTGTAACAACCACCAAGATTGCTGACGACAACGTAACAGCGGCAAAGCTTGCAGACAATTCTGCCGCTGTTGTCGCCGCTGCAGTTCCTTCTGGATCCGGCGCTTTTATTGGTCAGCAGTGGATCAACACAGCAACTGCTATTGAGTACACCTGGGATGGCACGCAGTGGTTGCGCCAGGCGTCGCTAAGCACGCTTGCATTTACAGACTCCACTCCACTGACATTTGCTGTTTCGTACCCAGATGCTTACAGCGCAACAATAACAACAACACTGGATATTCAATCTGCAAATCGGATTTTTGCTGGCCCAACAACTGGCTCGGATGCAACACCGACATTCCGCGCAATTGTTCCAGATGACCTGCCTGACGCTACCAGTGTCGCCAAGGGAATTATTGCCCCTGGTACTGGTCTGAGTATTAGCAGCGGCACGCTTAACCACAGCAATAGCACAACTGCTGGCACGTATACCAAGGTCACTGTTGATGCGCAGGGTCACGTTTCAAGTGGCACGACGTTGGGCGCCAGCGATGTTCCTGCACTTGATACCAGCAAAATTACGACCGGCACATTTGCGACAGCGATGCTCGCAAACGACAGCGTAACTGCAGCCAAACTTGCGGACTACTCAACCGCGCAGATTAGCTCTTCGCTTCCTACTCCTGATTTTATTGGTCAGCTCCACTTAAATCCGCTTGAGCGTACCGTCTACATGTGGGACGGTAACGTTTGGCAGCCTGTTGGTATTACCGCAGGCACCGTGATCTTTGCTGGTACCTACAACGCTAATACCAACCAAATCGCTTCAGTGACAAGCGCAGGTACAGCTCTTGGCTTGACCGCCGGCAACTCGTTGCCATCAGCCAGTACCGGCAACTTAAACGCATTCGTTATTGTCAGCAACGCCGGCACCGGCACCAGCCCGGCGCCCGCCGTCGCACTGCTGCCGCCTGACCTCCTGCTATCCACCGGCACCTCGTGGGTTCGCATTGAGTCGTCGGACGCTTACATCGCTCAGGTGGCTACGCAGGTCTCATTTACACCAGCCGGCTTGATCTCCAGCGCCAACGTCCAAGCCGCTATTGAAGAAGTCAGCAGCGAATGCCGCAACGCCACCAACATCACCAGTGGCACCCTGGCACCCACGGTCGGCGGCACCGGCATCACCACCTACGCGAAGGGTGACCTGATTGCCGGCTCTGGCACCAACACGCTGGCCAAGCTGACGTCGGGCACCAACGGCTTCGTGCTGAAGGCGAACAGCGCTGCGGCCACTGGCCTCGAGTGGGCGGCCTATGACGCGCTGGTGACCGGTGGCGGCACGATGACCGGCAACCTGGAGATCGGCTCCAGCGCCGCGATTGTGTTCGAGGGTGCAACGGCTAACACCTACGAAACAACGCTAACGGTTATTGACCCTACCGCCGACAATACCGTTTCGCTGCCTAACGCCACTGGCACGGTGGCTCTAACTAGCGATCTCGACGACGGAACTTATTGATACAAGTTCGGTAGGCTGTAGATGTGATTTCCGGCCTTGCGGCGTTAAGGAATGGCTCTACAGCATCTGCGCAGCAGCACCACAAATAAGCGTCCCAATCCCACCGCAATGGGGGATGGGCAACTTGCAATTAACACGCCCGCGGTTAGCCCTGGGCTGTTCTTCAAGGATGCTGCCGGCGCCTTGGTGAAAGTCGGGCCGGTGCACGTTGGCACCACCGCGCCGAACGCCAGTCCGGCCAGTGGCGGTACAGCCGGCAACAGCGTGGGTGAACAGTGGCTCGACACCACCGGCGGCACCTACGTCTTCAAGGTGTGGGATGGTTCAGCCTGGCGCAGCGAGAGCGGCACGTTCGTGGATGTGAACGGCGACACGATGACCGGCGCACTCGGCATCATTGCGGGCAGTGCTTCCACGCCAGGACTATTTTTTAGCGGCGACCCAAATTCTGGACTATATTCCCCCGGCGCAGACCAAGTAGCCATCAGTACTGGTGGCACTGGGCGAGCAACCATCGACAGCTCCGGCAGGTTGTTAGTTGGCACGTCTACTGCGCGTACCTCTGCGTCGCACACAGGATCAATTCAGCTAGAAGGAACATCATTTAGCACTGCAACAGCATCAATAATTACAAATGCCAATGATTCCACAGGAGCTTACCTGCATCTTGGCAAGGCTCGTGGTGGATCTATTGGAAGCACAACCGTTGTTCAAGCTGGCGACACGTTAGGCCAAATCCACTTCACAGGTTCGGACGGCACCAACCTAATCAATGGCGCTTGGGTCTCTGCAGTTGTTGATGGCACGCCCGGAGCGAATGACCTTCCGACGAGATTAGTCTTCAGCACCACCGCCGACGGAGCGAGCAGCCCGACGGAGCGGATGAGGATTGATTCAACAGGGAAAGCATTTTTAACTTTACCCGGCACAACAAATCAACCCAATTTATCCTTAAATGTAGGCGGCGTTGGCGATCCAGGTAACAGTTCATGGGTTACGCCACGAATTGATTTTACCGGGGCATCTTTGGCATCTGCTGGGACTACTTTTATTGGTGCAACAGGCGGACTTGGAGATAGATCACTGGTATTTGCAACGGGTGGCGATGCGGCTGGAACTGAGCGGATGAGGATTAGCAGTGTGGGTACTACCACGCTGACTTCTGCCGCATCTACTGCACCGTTTATTGCAAACATTGGCGCTAGTGAAGCTGCCCGCATCGACAGCTCTGGCAGGTTGTTGGTGGGGACGAGTACGTACGATGGCAACGCTAGAGCCGTTATCCAAGGCAATACATCAAGCAATACCACCGGAGCATTGGTGGTTAGATACAACGGAACGCGGCCAGCCAGCGCAGGAGAAGGCATCGGCTCAATTCGCTTTGAAAGCACAAGCCAGACATCAAGCAATTACCACTACGCCTCCATCAGTTGCGATACAGACGGGACAAGCAGCTCCGACACGGACATTCCTGGCCGTCTAGTCTTCAGCACCACCGCCGACGGAGCGAGCAGCCCGACGGAGCGGATGAGGATAAAAAGCACCGGCACAATCAACTTCTCCAACGTTGCTACCTATGCCGACAACACTGCCGCACTGGCTGGCGGACTCGTCGCTGGCGATGTGTATCGTAAGTCGGACGGCACCTTGATGATCACTTATTAAGGTCAGCAGTCCCCTTCACTAGGCGGGCAACCGGCCTACTCAACTGGTTGCGACACTACTAACCTGCTACTGAACACGGCTTTACCATGACCACCAACTTTGTTTGGAGTATCAACACCCTTGATCGCGAAACCAACGACGGCTTCGTGTTTACCGCTCACTACACCGTGGACGCCAACGACGGCACCTATTCTGCTGGTGCATACGGCAGCATCGGCTTTCAACGCCCCGACAACTTAATCCCGTACAACCAGCTCCAAGAAAACACCGTGATCGGCTGGGTCAAGGAAGCCCTTGGCGGCGAGGAGAAAGTTGCCGAAATCGAAACCGCCCTCCAGAAACAACTGGACGAGCAGCACGCACCAACCAAAGCCGCCGGCGTTCCTTGGGCTAATTGATCACGGCAGACAAAGCAAGTAACCTGTATCTGCAGCATCTTTCGTCATGATTGAAGTTTTTGCAGCCGTAGCTGGCGCTTCTATTTCAGTTGCGGCGATGGGTGCTATGGGTTTTTCACGCAAATCTGATGAAGCGCGCGATGCTGTCATCAGGCTTACTTCAGCAGTAGAGCATATTGCCACTCAGCTAGAAGTGCTGCATACAGACATCAAGGAAGATCGAAAGGAGTTCTTCTCTCGTCTTAATACCGTTGAGCAGCGAGTCTCTAAGCTGGAAGTACAGCCACAAGTTCGCTGATCATGGATCGATTTGCTGACTACATCGCTCTAGTCGTTGCTATCCACGGCGTTGCGTTGATCGTGGTCAATCTGACGCCAACCCCAAAAGACGACGCAGCGCTGACTGCTGCATCCAAGGCAGTCGTCAAGATCTACAGGGCTATTGAGATCCTTGCTGGCGTGATCACTCCATTTGTCAAACGATGATCAAACTATCGGATCTGTTTAAGTATTACAAGCACGGTACGCCGCATCAAATGGCGGCAGTGTCCGAGCTTGAAGCAGAGTTGATGAAGGTAGCGCCGCAAGTATTTGATCGCAGCCAAGCATGGTACAAGACCTGGCAGGCTGGCGGCAAGTTGCATAATTATGACGCAGCGGTAAAACTCATTAAAGAGTTTGAGGGCGTGCATCTCAGCGCCTATCCTGATCCGCTGCATGGATGGGATGTGGCAACCATCGGCTACGGCACCACGCGCTACCCAGATGGCCGCAAGGTGCAACGCGGTGACAAGATCACTGTGATTGACGCCGATCAATTGCTTGATGTTGAAGTAGAGCGCATTGCGGAAAAACTGCGCACTAACGTGCCATTTTGGAGCGGCATGAGTGGCAACAAGCAATGCGCGCTGATCTCCTTTGCTTACAACCTTGGCGCTGGCTTTTATGGCAGTGCTGGCTTTGAAACCATCAGCAGATGCTTGCGGGATAAGGATTGGGCAGCAGTGCCAGCCGCAATGGAGCTGTACCGCAATCCAGGCAGCGCCGTAGAAGCCGGGTTGCTGCGCCGCCGTCGCGCTGAAGGTCGCCTATGGGCTGGTGAGCAGCAACAAGCACCGGCTAAGCTCAGCCCCGATAGCGCATTCACTGCGCGCATCACGCCACACGTGCAGCTTGGTGAGTTTGCATTATTCCAAGAAGTGCGGCGATTTGATCATCAATATCAACTTGACACGGCAGCAGAGCTAGCGGCATTCCTTGAGCGTGCACGTGTCAAGTTTGGCGGCAAGCCTGTTGTGATCACAAGCGGCTATCGCCCGCGTGCTATCAATGCATCAGTTGGTGGATCGAGTGGTAGCGAGCATCTATACGATGCGCCTAGCGTTGGTGCGGTTGATTTCTACATCCGCGAGGTCAACATCAATCATGTGCAGGATTGGTGCGACGAGCAATGGCCATATTCACTCGGCTACGGCGCACCTAAAGGATTTGTGCATTTAGGGATGCGACGCGGCAGACCAAGGGTACGATGGGATTATTGAAGTCACTGCGTGGATCATTGCATTGATGGCGCAAACCTCGTACCAAAACGCAGTGCAAAACATAGATTTAGGCAAGAAATCTTTGAAGCATGGCAACATCAATGCGCTTATTGCGGCGAGTCAGCAGACACGTTGGATCACGTCAGGCCACGACATAAAGGCGGCGCAACAGTAGCCACTAACTTAGTGCCAGCGTGCCGTAACTGCAATCGCCGCAAGGGCAGCGAAGAATGGCAGCAATGGTTTAATCGGCAGGATTGCTATCTGCTAGATCGGGAACTTGCGGTTCTACGCTGGATTCAAGCATCTGATGATAGAACACTTTAGCCTGCCATTCCTGCTGGTGATCTTTGCACATCCCCGCTAGGCATACTCTCCAAATGTTCCCTACTTTCTTTATCGTTGGCGCCAAGTGGGGTGCCTGCCAGCGGATTGCCTATTAGCATACGAAGCCGATTGATACCACGTAATTGAAGCTGGCACATGTGGCCACGTGATAAACCCATGCGTTGCTCTAGCTCGTTCCAAGGCACTGGGTTTCGGCTGTTGCGTGCGTAGATAATTTCACGAGTGCGTTCATCTAGATATTGCTCGCAATGATCACGCAGCATCTCAAGCTGCCAATCATATTCAACGTCATATTGCTTTTCATCTGCAATAAGATCCAGGATGTTAGATGTATCTTCTTGCGTTGGCTTGTCAAGACTAGTGACGCGATACGCTTGCCGAAGTGCATTAGATATGACTTCAGGCTTTACCTCAAGCATGACGGCAAGCTCCGACATGCTCGCAGTGCGGCCATGTTCCTGCGCAAATAACTGCGCAGTCTTATTCAGCTTGACCAGCATCTCGTGAATGCCGAGCGGCAGTCTGATGATCGGGTCATATTGCACCAATGCGCGGCCAATGGCTTGACGGATCCACCAGTATGCGTAGGTGCTGAACTTATAACCACGGCTGTAGTCAAATAGTTCTACAGCACGCGCAAGCCCGATGTTCCCCTCTTGGATCAGATCAAGCATCTCCAGTGTCTGATTGTTGCGCTTGCTGTATTTGCGGGCTACATGCACCACAAGCTGCAAGTTGGACTGCATAAATCGCTGGCGGGCGCGTTCGCCACTGCGCAACTCGCGGCGTTCCTGAGTGGTCAAAGGTCTTTCAAGATCCTTTAGTTCTTTCCACTTTGCGACGCGGCGGCCAAGTTGTATCTCTTGTTGCGGTGTCAAAAGTGGATAACGAGCGATACTGTTTAAGTAGTCGCCAATGGCATCAGACATGGGAAATCCGTTAGTTCATACAATGGAAGCACAATTTCACGGCGCTGCCAATGCCGCGCAGTTGCGTGCGTTACATGCTGCAGCAGATTGGGGTGGATTGTTGGAATATGCGCTGCTACTTGCTGAGCAAGAAGCAAGCCAGCGGTCTCAAATCCACTGGCTAGTACAGGAAGCGTCGGCAGCGCTGCGAACTGGCCTAGAGCAGTGGCACCTAGATGCCGCTGAGGAACTGCTTCGAGGCCGTCGTCGTGATGTCTGAGTTGTAATGGCCTGTGACGCTGTAGCTAGTCACCGGCTGCTGGCTCATGCGGAAGAACACCATCTGCCCGATCTTTAAGCCAGGCCATAGCGGCAGCGGCAATAGCTGGCGACTGTTCTTCAGTTCCAGCGTCAGCACGCTGCCATGCCAGCCCGGATCGGCATAGCCGGCGTGCAGGTTTTCGTAGCCTTCCCGTGCGCGGCTGGACTTGAGAAAGAACAAGCCAGCAATGTTCTCCGGCATGTTGAACACCTCGATGGTCTGAGCAAGGATGAATTGCCCAGGCTTCAGCTCGTACGGATTCTCTGCCGTGCGTCCTGCAATGCTGAGCGGCCGCATGTTGAGGTTTTCGGCGGACTCGATCATGATCGTGTCACCAAGCCGTAGGTCAAGGCTGGCAGGATTGATCAATGCCTCGTCGTAATTCGGCACCATGCCGTCGGTGCACAGCGCTTTGATCTCGTAGTCGCAGAGGATTGTCATTGGTTAAGTGGGTAGTGGGCTTGACTACTGGGCTTCAAGCTCGGTGGCTTGGGGCGGCGTGAGGTGCGGAATTCTTGAGCAAGCTCGGGGTCAGCATTGAGCCACTCACAGCACGCCTCCAGCTCTTGGTCGCTGCCCCATTGGGCGGCGCGAGTAGCAATGCAATGAATGCGGTTGGTAGCAAGCTCGGCTTGGTCAAACCACTGTTGCACCAGCTCCGGCGGTGGGGTGATGGGGTGTTGTTGTGTCATGCCTGCTGCTCTGCATTCTTCCAGCGTTTGCGGCGCACGATGTCGCTGACGTGCGCCAAGCTGATGCCGTAGGTGATCGAGATGTCGAGCATGGTTTGGCCGCCAGCGTGCAATTGGCGGATCTCGATCGCGTTCTGCGGCGTCAGCACCGCAGTGCCTGGAATGTGGCCAGCCCTAAACCTGCTCATGATGCAATAGCAAACGACGCATGTACCAGTCAGCCTTGCCGTAATCTTCATCGGCATTGCCCTTGTGCTCAGCGCGCCACAAATACTTGATGACGTTGCCTTTGCAGTAAGCGCTGAATCCAGCATCACCAAGCGCTGCCTTGATGGCTTGGATGCACTCAATGTCGCCGTGCTTGTAATGCGGCGGATGGTTAATTAGATCGCTCATCTTGCATCAACTCTAGGAGTTCAAGAATGTGCGCGGCAAATGCCACGTGTGTCATCACTGCATGAGTGCCGGGATGGCGCCCGTAGGACGCCTCCCACCACTCCTTGAATGCAATCTCAAGTGTGGTTTGATTCATCAGAACACAGGTTCCTCGCTGGTGGTTGCTGCGCCGCGTGGCATGAATTCAAAGCGCTGGATGCTGAGCACATGCTTGCTGCGCTTGGCGCCGGTTTCCTTGTCGTTCCATTCTTGCCGGCGCACGGCACCGGTCACAAGGATGCTGTCGCCTTTTTTGAGCTTATCGACGATCAGCTCAGCGGACTTACCCCAGATCTCGCAGTCGATGGCGTTATTGATCCAGTTGCCGTCTTTGTCTTTACCTTCCTGGATACCACCAGCGAAGTTGGCAACCATGGTGCCAGATTCAAAAGCACGCAGTTGCGGGTCGGTAATGATGCGAACAATGCCGGTTGCGTAAAGGCTCATGTCAGTTCAGTGGTGTGATGCCATTGGCTTCTTCAAAAGCCAAGACTTGTGCAAGGAGATAGCGAACACGTGGCGTGCCAGCTGGTAGGCCAATGCGTGGTGCAGTGATGTAGGCAGGGCCAATACCGCGTGCACGCTGGTTTTTGATGGCGGCTGGCTTCAGGCCCCAACGTGCTGCCAGTTCGTCAGTGGTGAGAAAGGGTTCAGTCATCAGCAAATGGATCCTCAGTGGCAGGTGCTAGCTCAGCCTCTCTGGCCAGTGCTAGCTCCATGAGCTGCCGGTTTTGCTCATCGCTGAGATCAGGCTTGCGCTTATCCATGCGCGCTACCACCTCTTGCAGCTTGTCCAGCGTGTCAGCCTTGGCGATAGCAGCCTTACCGGCTTGAAACAGCTTGGCGTCGCCCGCGGGCAGTGCAGGTGCGGCGGTAACGGTCACCGGCTCGACCTCGGCCTGCTGCATCTCATCGGTGCTGTAGACGCCGGACATGTCAGCGGGAAACGCCTTGCGCAGTGCCAATGCCTCAGAGCATTTGGCGATCATCGCAGCACCCATCTTGGACCACAAGCCTTGGCCGGCGTTGTAGTCAGCAAAGCGTGCAACGCCAGTAAATGGATGGTTGGCACCCTTGCGCCAGATAGTGGTCTTGGCCGCGGCAGGTGGCTTGCTGCCCAGCCATACATCAGTCCACTGGCCATCTTCGCCACACCACTCAGTGGTGCTGCCGTCCAGTTGGCCGGTGCGCTCAGCAATGGCACGCAAGCCGTCGATGCCGGCTTGGATGGTCATCTTGCCGCCACGCTTGATGGCGTAGATCTGCTTGCTGAACGGATCCAGTCCAGTGCGCTGGCAGGCGTAGGCAAACAGGCGCAACTCGTCATTGCTGCAGCCGGGCGCAATGGTGGTTGAGATCAGCTGCGTTTGCTCTGGTGTCCAGAGCGTGATGCTAGAAGTCATCGGATGTGATAGTTGGGTTGGCAGTTAATGCCCATGAAGGCAGGCTGAGCG